GCGGACAAAAACCCGTAGTAAGTAAAGCCCAAGCAAACTCTGCAGCCACGATGCCTTCATTTGGACTAGCTAATGCAGCCGTTAGTGCTAATGGTAATATTGAAGTTATTTCGTTTGGCACATTTGCACATGGTGACACAACAGGCGGTGCTGAAGAATGGGAATTCGGTGATATACTATATGTAAGCGCAGCAACGGCTGGAGCATTAACAAATGTTAAACCTGCAGGTGCTGCTAATTTAATTCAAAATGTTGGTAAAGTTGAAAGAGTACATGAACAGACTGGATCTATTATGGTTGCGGGTGCAGGACGAACTGCAGCTACTCCCAACCTAGATACTGGAAAGTTCTTTATAGGAGATTCGAATAACTATTCCTCAATAGGCTCTTTTAATAACCAATTTACTAATACAAGTGGTACGATCTCTTTAAATGGTGCTAACATTACTGCTTCAACTGTTACAGTTACAGATAGTACAGCAAATACGGACTTCCCAGTTGTATTTCATGATGAATCGAACGGTCTCTTAGATGATACTGGAGCACTTACATATAATCCGTCAACGGGCGCGTTAGTATCTTCAGGAACAATAACTGCATCTCAAACCTTAGCAGCTACAGTTGACACCAGCATAGATGCTTCCGAGTTTGCTACTTTTGCAGGTAAAAAAATTGTTTATACTGGAGGTGCGGGAACCCTTATACTTGCAGATGCTGTCTCTGGTGATGTAGGTAAATCCTGGACACTTCTTAACTCAGGTACAGGAGCACTTACTGTAGACAGGACAACAAATACTCAGACAATTAAACATCTTAATGGTTCCGCTGTATCATCAGGTACTTCCAACTTAACAGTAGCTACAGGCGCTGTTACCGAGATTATTTGCACTGCCGTAGATAATTATATTATCTTTGGTTCTGGTATCTCATAGTGTTTAGTTCCGCGATAGTGGCAGCCTCTGCCCCGACTTCAGTGCTGCTTCATGAAGTCGAACTAACTTCTGCCGCCGTTAATTACACTGGCAGCATATACTATGGGTACTTTAAGATATTCGGATACTATCAAGGAAGCATAGACCCAACTACAGATGTTACTGTAGCAGATGGAACCACTCATGGCTTTTATGAGTTTAGACGTGTAGGCACTACTGAATACTTAAAGCTGGGAGCACTAAATGCTAATTACATAACATCTCCTGTACAAAGCCCTCTAAATACTGATGCAAGCGCGTTTAAAACAATCAAATTACTTAGTTCAAATAGGACATTACTCTGGTCTAGAGAAAGATCTGATTTGACTTATACTAGTGATGCTTCTGGCTATACATATATCCCTGGTCAAGGGCTTGTAAATACATACCTACCTCGGTGGTCATGGACAGAACCACTCAATTATATAGTGCCCCAAGCTGGGACAAGAATAATACAGCTTTGGAGCTAACTATGAATGAAGTAAGAAATATTACTGCGCTAGAGACATCTGAGATAGATATACTATTTAATGCCTGCAAAGACAAAATATTAGAAGGTACTATGCGTTTAGTTACTGATAGTAGAGAGACAGAGGCCCATGATTGGTTAACCTCCGACTTACTTTACTCACTAGAGTCTGATAGTAACGCAGTAGTTTTTGGGTACTTTAAGGATAATGTACTATGCTGGATTAGATATGGTATTGTAACAGATGGAGTACTTAGACAGTCTTATTACTTAGCAGGTATAGATTTTGAAGGGAGTAGGAATTATTTATACTCTCAAGATTTTTTTGATGCGCTTGAGTCTTACTATAGAACTAACTACACCGAAGTACTTTCATGGACTTTAAAAGACTGCTCTACTTATACATATGAGTTAAATACTGTGACGCCTATGCTATATGATTCTGCCTCTGCGTATACATCCGAAGAAGTACAAGATTTAGATGATAGCCACACACTAATACAGCATTCTATGTCGTTTTCTTAGACAAAGAAAAAGGGCTTTCGCCCCCTTTCTATACTACTTCACCTTCTTTGACTTCTTCAGGCTGCTCTTCTGCATCCTTAACAGCGTCTCTAAGCTGCTCTACAAAACCTGCCTCAGCAGCGTTTAGCAGTGCTAACTCTCCTTCAGCCTCCCTACGTTTCTCATTCAATCTATTTAAGTGATAAACCAAAAACTTAGCATGATCGGATACGTCGTCTATTACGTAATCTTCGCCGTCTAGTGTGAATGTATTGTTTTCTTCGCTCATAAATACCTCTATTTAAAAATATCTTGCCAGTTACCTGTGGTACTAGCTCGTGAATATTCAGTTGCACGATTCTCAAAAAAGTTTGCGTGTTCAACTGCGTTTAACATATAGTCTAACCACTTTAAAGGATTTTCCTTACTTCCAAAAATCTCTTTCAATCCTAGACCTAGTAGTCTGCGATCTGCAATATATCGAATGTATGCTTTTACTTCTTCAGGGGTTAGATCAGGTACATCAGCACCTTCAAAACATAAATCAATAAACGCATCTTCTAGTTCTACAGTGCGCTCTGCAGCACAATAGATCTCATACTTTAGGTCATCATTCCATAACTCAGGGTTCTCTTGTATGAAAGTACGGAAAAGCTTTGACATACCTTCTACGTGTAAACTCTCATCTCGAATAGACCACGTAACGATCTGACCCATACCTTTCATCAAGTTGTGACGAGGAAAGTTCAACAAGATAGCAAAACTACTAAATAATTGTACTCCTTCGGTAAAACCTGAGTAGATAGCCATAGTTTTAGCTATATCCATCTTAGTTTCCATGCCAAAGTCACTAAGGTGCTCATGTTTGTCCATCATAGCTTTATGCTTCATGAACTCTTGGTATTCTTCCTCCGGAAAGCCCAGTGTCTCTAGTAATAAAGAGTATGCCTCTTGGTGAACAGCTTCCATAGCCGCAAAAGAAGCCAACATCATTCTTACTTCGGGCTGTTTAAATGTAGGTAAGTAATGTTTAGCGTAGCCACAACATACATCTACATCCGCCTGTGTAAAGAAGCGAAAGATTTGCGAAAGCAATACTTTGTTGCCTGGAGTTAGCTTTTCTCTAAAATCTTTCAAGTCATCTGCAAGGTTTACTTCATCGGGCAACCAGTGCATGTGCTGCTGTTCTTTATAATGTTCAAATGCCCAAGGGTAATTAAACGGTTTATAGTACTCTCTTTCTTCTAATAAATTACTCATTCGTACACATCTCCTAACCAGGCTTCTATATCAGCCTTACTTTTGACACCAGAAAAGCGTTTTAAAGCTTTTCCAGTGGCATCTACCAAAATTACTGTAGGTACACCACGTACCCCATACGATCGTGCTAGTACTTGTTCTTGATCAACATCCATTGTCTCAACGGGGACAGGTAAATCTATATCGTCTAGTGTCTTTGTCAACGCTGCACAAGGTCTACACCAGTCTGCACTAAATTTTAATAATTTCATCCTATCCCTCACACGCTAAGCATTCGTTCTCATCAACTGCATCTAGAACATACTGTCTCAAAGCTTGCTCTGACACATTGTCTGCTCTTTTCACTGCCTCACTACGAAGATAGTATAAAGTCTTTACACCTTTCTTCCAAGCACTCATATGAATGGCATGCAGCTCTTGCTTTGATACATTGCCAGGGAAGAACACATTCAAAGACTGGCTCTGACAGATGTACTGTTGACGATCTGCGGCATGTTGTATAACCCATTTCTGATCTATCTCTACGCCTGTTTTAAACACATCTTTCGTATGTTGATCTAAGAAGTCTAGATGCTGCACGCTTCCGCCTTTTGTCATTATACTAGACCAAACCTCAGCTGTATCCATATCCAACTCTTGCAGAGCGTGTTCCAGATACTCGTTTTTAAGCAGACTAGATCCTGACTTAGTTTTTTGAGTAAAGGCATTAGCGCGATAAGGCTCGATGCTAGGGCTAGTGTTACCACAAATAATACTGCTACTGGCATTAGGAGCAACGGCCAACAAATGGGCATTACGTACTCCATAACCTTTTGCGTCTGGGCATTCTCCTCTTTCTTCTGCGAGTTGTTTTGTTGCACGTACTGCCTCCGATTTTATTCTTTTAAACATTGTGTGATTTGAGCTTGCTGCCCACATACTTTCAAAAGGAATATCTTGTCGCTGTAAATAAGCATGAAAGCCCATTGCACCTAAACCGATACTTCTTTCACGTTCTGCACTTAACTTTGCTCGGTAAAGCTCATCAGGTGCGTTATCAATAAAGTAAGTTAAAACATTATCTAACATTCGTACTAAATCAGGAATGAATTGATCGTTGTCGCACCACTCGTCGTACTCTTCAAGGTTGACGCTCGACAGGCAACAAACTGCAGTACGTTCTGCACTTGTCGCAAGTGTTATCTCAGAACATAGATTTGAGTGGTGTACCTGTAGACCTAAATCTTTCTGAAATTGGGGTAAAGCGTCTTGAACCGTATCCTTAAACATAATATAAGGTTCGCCAGTTTCAACACGGTTTTGGATAAGTTTAACCCAAAGTGTCTTCGCTGATACAGTTTTCGTAACTTTACCACTGTGAGGATCTACTAGATCCCAGGAATCGTCGAAGCCTTCTACAAGAGTGGCTTGTTCGATTATTTTCATAAAGTCGTCGCCAACCACAACACCATGATGAACATTAACAGACTTTCTATTAACATCTCCACCTGTTGGTTTACGAACGTCCAAAAACTCTTCAATCTCTGGATGATTAACTTCTAGATAACCTGCATAACTTCCTCGTCTTGTAACACCTTGTGAAAAAGCTAACATCTCTGCATCAACTACTTTAATGAACGGGATTACTCCAGTACTCTCTGACCCCGCAGAGGTTTTAGATCCAACACTGCGTACGTCACTCCAAGAACCGCCTATACCGCCTCCAACAGAAGAAAGAAACGCATTCTCCGTATAATGACCTGTAAGACCTTGTCTGCTATCCTCTACAAAGTTTAAAAAGCAGCTAATAGGTAAACCACGCTTACTGCCACCATTGCTAAGAACAGGAGTAGAAAACATAAACCAAAGTTTACTAGCATAGTCATACAGTCTTTGTGCGTGTGCATCATCGTCCGAAAAGGCTTTAGCAGCCCTAGCAAATGCATCTTGAGGAGAAGTCTCTCCTTCTAGTAAGTATCTGTCTTCTAGAGTTTTTATGCTAAACTCTGAAAGGTACTTGTCTCTGTTATAATCAATCTTCATTTATTAGTTTTCCTTCGATGTCGTTTATATTCTCGACTCCTATTGCATCATCGCAATATGTTAGTAAATCCATCAGTTCATAATTCTTTAGTATCTGTTCTGCGTGTAAGTTTACAGATTGTATATATTTATACGAGCCGCCTAAAGGAACTGCATCGTACACACTCATTGCGTCTCCGAACTGCTCGATGAGACTTTGAGCACGCTTTGGCCCTACTCCTGGGATGCCTGGGACGTTGTCCCCTTTATCCCCAGTTAGGCACTTCAAAGATATATACTCTTCCATAGATACATCGTAGTGGTCTGACCAATTAGCTTTAGTAACTTCTTTTCTAGTAACATACGAGAAGCGTGACACTGTGTCATTAATTAGTAAGTCCCAATCTCGGTCACTAGATACTAGCCATACTTTATCTAGTCCGTAGCGAGCTTGAAATTTTACTAGGTGAGCTGCAATGTCATCAGCCTCTACACCGTCGTAACGTAATACAGGATACATGTTCTCTAAAGCTGCTAAAGTCTTTTCGTACTCTTGGAAGAACAACTTAAACGCTGCAGCCTCCTCTTCGGTCTGTTCAGCATACTTCTCTTTCCGATTCATCTTGTAGCCAGGATCAAGCTTCTTTCTATAAGAAGAGGATCCTTGGTCTGCTGTGATTATGATCTTCTCACAGTTGTATGAAGTAGCTAATGATTGTACTGTTCCTATATACTCTTGTACAAAGTCTGTCTTTCCGTTGTGCTTCCAGCGAAACGCTAAGTTAAGTGCGTCTACTACAAGTGTGGTACCTTCATCTTTTTGGAGCTTTTTACTAAAGTCAAAAGCCATGATTTTTCTTCTCCCGAGCTGTCTAACGCAGCTACCTCTTGATAATGTTCGTCTCATGAATAAAGTGTATCTCCTCTTGTGCCAGCCACTCCTCGGCTAACATAACATAGCACCCCAACCAATTGATATGAATATATTTAGTATTCTTAGGTAATTCATCTACTACTACGAATACCTTTGATCTGTTATACTTGAAGAACAACATAGGCTCCTGGTCTCCGCCTTTTGCCTGTTGAACTACCTTCTTCCACCAACGAATAAGATTATTAGTCTTTTCAGCCGTAAACAGCTTATCAGTTAATGGAGAATCTGCATAGTTCTTTATCTCTATGCAGTACTTATTGGCTTCTCTGGGTACGTACAAATCCCCCTTTAAATATTCTAAAGCCCCCGAAGCGGGGACTCTCTCGAACTTTAAGCCTGTGCTCTCTCTTAACATATCCCTTACTAAGTACTCACCTCTGGCACCTTTTGCTCTCGAATCTACCATTCTAGTTTACTCACATTTCCATCTTTGACAACTTCTATCTTATCCAACAGCGGGTGCGTCCAGCCGTGTGATACTATATAGGTGTTCAGTTCATCTTCTTTTATTAACAATTCTACCATCTTTTCTCTACCTACCTCATCTAATACATTGATGACTTCATCTAGAAACAATATATTGATTTTAGACTTTGATATACTACTCATTAGTTTGCGTATCGCAATAAGAGTAGCAGTGTTTACCCTTGCTAGTTCTCCAGATGAAAGTGCAAGAATATCAACAGTGTTACCGTTGTCCGTAATTTCTACGTTTAACTTGTCCTTTTCTACATTGAACCCTAAAGTAAACCTACCATCTGATAACTCTGCAAGATAAGTATTAGCTACATCTTCTAGCTCTACCACTAGGTTTTCTATCTTGTACGCCAGTAATCCGTTAGTACTGAATGACTTCTTTAGTACCTCTAGATTTGCATCTAACTGCGCGTGTTGATTCAGAGTCTTAGTGGCTTCTCCTAGCTGTGTGATAAAGTTTTGCGTCTGTTCCTGTATAACTTGTATACGAGTATTACGCTTGGTAATGGCAGTATTCTGATCAGTTAAGAGCCGTATCTCATCTCTTTTAATTTTAAGTCTAGCACTAAGGTTCTCTACCTCTACTAGTAGGTCACTCTCAGACACTAGCTTAGTAGGTAAACTTCGGTCTATAGACCTAAATAGGTCACTCCATTTTCTCTCTAAATCTAAGGCCTGCTGTACTTTTTGATTAGTAAAGTTAGCGCCTTCTATTACGCCTTCTAATACTTCAATCTCTATATCGCAAGAGTCTCTTTGTGCAATCTCAGTAGAAATTAAGTCACGTCTAAACTCTTCATTGATAGGTTGATCACATACGTGACAACTGCTTTTTAACTTAACTATCTTCTCTAACGACTTTACTGCCTGTAGTCTCTTGGCCTTTACTGCGTATAAAGCCTCTTTATGTTCCGTAGTAGGTACTTTCTCTCCAGGAGAGCCTGCCTGGGCCTTAGCTAAATCTACATCCTTTAGCATAGTTACTAGACTATTATTTTTTGATATTTTATTATTATTTTCAGTGATATTTTTAATTTCTAAAGATAAAGTACTTAATTGCTTCTCGTCTTCTTCCGTAGAAATATCAATATTTATCAAAGGAAGTATATTGGTATCACTCAATTTATTGTCTGTCAACCACTTATCTATCGTTGCAATCTTTGCTTGAACCGAAGAAACCAAGGAGCTAGTCTCTTTGGAGGCCTCTTTGAATATATCGAACAACTCGACGTATTCTTCAAGATGTAATAGGTCAATCAAGAACTTCTTTCTATTAGAGTCAGTAGCTGTAAGAAACTGCAGACTCGCATTAGTATTTTGGTATACTAACTGAGAAAAGGTCTTGAAGTCTACCCCTATTATCTCTTGTAATGTTTTGTAAGTATTAGTAGCTGTATGACTAGATATGTCTTCACCATTGTGCTCTAATTTTACCTTTACAGAATTTTTTCTGTTTATAGATATTTTGTACTCATTGGCTCCTTTTGAGAATTCCAATGATATACTATACCCATCGTTTACGTATCTATTAGGTATATCTGCTTTCTTGATACCTTTAGAGTTTTTGTTATATAATGCTTCCTCTATAATTAACGGGATGGAAGACTTTCCCATCCCGTTAGTACCAATGATCTGCGTTACTGTATTGGCATCGAGGTTCAACTCGTTACCAGCACCGTAACTAAAGCAGTTATCCCAGTTGAGCTTTTTGAGAGTAATCATTGTAAGTTCCTATAATATCGGGGATTTTTTCTTCTTCTATTTCTAATATGTAGATTAAGTATTCTGCTAACTCTTCCTCTATCGTCATATCGGCACCAATAACTAGACTGGTTTCTGTATTTCGTTTAACTACTTTCTTATCTAACAGATCTGAGTCTTTTACGTTTGCCAAATCCTGAATATCACCTTCTACCTCATAGATAGTGTGGTCATACTCGGTGGAAATCATAGCGTCTGTGTTAGATACTGTTTTTCTTAGTAGTTGAGGCAACTTGAAAGGATACCACAACCAATCCCAGGTATCTTCTGAAATCAGTAAGTAGCCTGTTTCTACTTTATTCCTGTGGAACGAAGTAGTCATAGGGCTACCAGGGTATACTATATTTCTTTGGGTATTGCTATGTGAATGTAAATCACCCGCAAATACTACAGGAAACTCATCAAACATATCTAGATTTACTTCTGGTTTAACATGGGGAGGTATCTCTCCTCGCACATGGGTAAACAAAGGTTGGGAAGCGTCAAAATGATCAATAATACCTTTACGATGCAAGTCTGCATAAGGAAGTATACCGAATCCTAGATCTTCATCTATGTAGGATATATCTATCACTGTTACTAAAGGGTTTATATCTTTTGAGGCTTTTTTGAGGTTAGTAAAGAACGTTTTATGTTTCTTAGTTGCTTCATGATTCCCGTCATATATTATGGTAGGTATCTGAACATTCCTAATAAATAGGAAATACAACTCAAGCTCTTCCATTGTCGGCAACCTATCAAATAGGTCGCCTCCAATGATGTGCATATTACACTCTTTTTCTAACTCATGAACCTGTTTGAAGAACATTTTATACCTGTTCTTCGCCCAGTCAACTGGGACATTCTTCTGCCCTAGTTTAATATGCCAATCTGCTGTGAATAGTATCATACTACTTTAAAATCCTACTTTGAATTCGTCTTCTAAAGATTCATCTACATTATCATCGCTACCTTTACGGATGCGATCAAGAAGCTCTTTCTGAGCGTCTGGAGTAGGTCGAGCCATTACTAGATCCATTGATTTAAGATCTTTGATAGCTGCTAACTCATCGTCTTCCAAAGCGCGAGTTTTGCACTTTAACGCCTGTAGTTGATACTCTACGTTGTATGCTAGAGGGCCAGTCTTGACTCGTTTAAAGGTAATATCCCAACCTGTCTCTACATCCGTAGGATCACCTAAGTCTTCAGCTGCTGTGATGACTTGTTCCCATAATTTTTTCTTCAAGTTTAGTACTTTAACTTGACCATCTTTAGGATCGATACACTGGGTAGCATAAGACCAACCACATTTAAGGTCAGGGTAATACTCACGAACCCAGTCTTTTTCTTTGTTAGTAAACGCTTCTGCGTCACGGTCAAAAGAAAGACACTCTAAAGGTAGATTTTTGTCGTTCTCGCCTTTAACCCAGTAAACATAACGTGCAAGAATATCACCAACGATACGAACTTTATTGTCGCCGTCTACGTACTTGTAAGAGTTGTTTGAGGATTTTTGTGCTGAACCTTTTTGCTTATTGAATGAAATTGCCATTGTTTTACTTTCTCCGGTGGGCTTCTTCGTATATAAAGTGGATTTGTCCATCTTCTATAAAAAGTAGTCTGTTTTGATTTATTAAGTTTATTAGTTGTGGAGCGTGACGCACACTCAAAGTCTTTTTATTAAATGCAATATAATCGGCTAATCTGCGTCTAGAAGCCAATGCAATATATACTGCTACCTCTTTTGAATCATACTTAAAAGCATAATCTAAAAGAGCATCAGGAGCCAATAAAAAGGAATCTCCTGAAAAGCTTTCACCCATATACTTGTACAATGGGTCGTACTTATTATAAGGTATCTTTTTCTTATGAAGCATATGGAGAATCTCTATCACGTTGTTAGAACTCCCCTCCGCTTTTTCGTAAATCTTTTTCCAATTAAATAAGAGCATTATTATACCAAATAATTAAGCGTTTGTCAAGAACTATTTTTTTAAATGTATGTGATCTCATAGCCTTCTTTCATATAATGTCCTATACGATTGGACGCTTGTCTTTTGGCAGTATTGCCCTTTAATTGAATGTCTACTATCACTGGCTGTACCTTTCCTTCTCTCTTTCGAATAACCCTACCCACCAACTGGGTTAGGAGGGGATCATTATTGATAGGAGTACCAAGGATAAGGCAAGATAGCACGTCGACGCTAATGCCTTCGCTAAAAATAGCTTGAGTGCCGAATAAAATGTTCTTGCTAGTATGTTTAATTTCATCTATTATCTCTTCTCTTTCCTCATGTGGGACGTCGCCCGTAACACAAACTGCTTTTTCACCTGCTAATTCGGCGCATACCTTCAAAAACTGGACACGATCGCTCACTACCAGCACTTTATGCCCTTTTGCGGCGTAGGCCGCAGCCAGCATAGCGACTGTGTGTATATATTCCTCGTTAGTGGACAATGCTGTTACACGGTTTGCCCAAGGTGTCTTGTTGCCATCCATAAATCTTACTTCGGATTGTACTAGATGGACTTTAGGAACCATATAGTTCTCTTTAGGTGGTTTATATACTTTACTGCCAAAGTAGTCTCTAAACACAACGTGTTTCCCATCTTTTCTTTGTATCGTGCCAGACAGACCTATCTTATATCTACAGTAATTTGAATCTAATAGTTTAGAAAAGGTCGGACTACTAACGTGGTGCATTTCATCTAGAATGATAGTGCCAAATTCTTTTCTTATCTTGTCTATGTTTCGGTATAAAGTCTGGGTATTGCCAATCACTATAGGACTATCAATTTCAAACTTTCCACTGCCTATAATTCCAGCCTTGAAACCATAGACTTTTTCTACTTCCTTCGCCCACTGATTGCGAAGAGGTACGGTGTGTACAATAACAAGAGTTTTTAAACCAAGTTTACCTGCCATAGCTAAACCTGTAAAAGTCTTTCCCCAACTGACCCAAGCGTTCACTATACAGTTGTCATCGAGGTCGTCATAAACCTCCTGTTGACTAGCACGTAACGGGAACTTAAAGTCAGGAAAGTCTGCTTTCGGCATTAAACGCTTATCGATTATCTCGTAATTAGTCGGGATAAGATCTGTTCTTCCTACTGGAATAGAGATCAAACCCGTTCTAATTATTGACATATTCTTAATAACCTGTGGAGGGTCACTAGGATTATGCGAGGCAATCATATACGTAAGCTCCTTATCGATCTCTAATTGCAAATCGATAGGAACTTCCATATATATTCTGTTGCTAATTACTGCTTTCATTTAAGTCCACTGGGAATAATTCATAAATAATCTCGCCGCATGCTTTGGCTAGTTCCATATGCTCTTTTTGTGTTCCGTTACCAGAGCGAATGTCAATATAGTGTATCCAACTACGAAGAGAGCCACTAACATATAACCTAGACTTTGTTAAGCCTTCTGGCAACAATGCTCTGGCTTGCTCTTTCGCAATACCTAACTTAATAGCAGCTTGGTATTGTTTTTTACACATCCATTCCACACGGCTTTGAATGCGAAACCATTCTGTTTGAATTTTTAAATCGTCTACTTCTACCGAGTTTTGACGATTCTTTTCATCTTGCATTCTGGCTTCACGTTTCTCAAACATATCATCAAACGCCTGGTCAGGGTTTGCATATCTCTGGGAAAACTCTTGGAAAGTGAAAGACCTATGACGAAGTAACTGTCTAGCTATATCTCTAGTAGTCTCTATTTCTAGGCACACATTTACCATCTCAAGAGGAGACCAGTGTTTATGCTTTACTAAGTACTTTACCAGTTTTTCACTTGTAGCACTATTATTCTGATTACTAGGGTTACTAACTCTAGCACAGTATGCCACAAGCTCTAAAGGAGTTTTATCCCTTGATGGAGCCGCACTATGGCTGATAATCTTAACCTTCATCTTCTACTTCCATTTTTGCAATTATGTATTTCTTGACGAACTCACTTCTTACGATGTCGTCAACCCCGAACTCAATAAAATCGAACTCTTCCATCCTTTCTAATACTTTTAGCCAGGATAGCAGCTCGTTACGTTTAAGATCACTTTGTCTAAAGTCACCGCAGAACATAATTCTGCAATTCTCTCCTACACGAGTAATAATAGAGTCTAGCTCATGGAAACTCATATTCTGGCACTCATCTACTATAATGCAAGCATTTCGTAGTGTTATACCTCGAATAAAAGAAGTAGTCATAAACTGCACTATATTCTTCTGTTTCATGATCTCATATGCATCACCTCTATCAAATAAATGTGTTGCCACATCTTTGTAGGGCTCTTCATATACTGCGGACTTCTCTTTCTCACTCCCCGGAAGGAATCCTATGTCTCTAGTGGGTACAGCGCTTCTAATAATAATTAGGTTGTCTGCAAACCCTTTTTCAATATCGTCATAAGCTAGATATGACGATATAAAGGTTTTACCTGTGCCTGCAAGTCCATGCAGTACCAGATTATTGTTTGATTCAAAAGCCGCTAACTGATTTTTTGTTAAAGGCTCAATCTCTTTTAGCCTCAAATTCATGTTTTGCGTCTGTTGTCCTCTATTTCGTTTTTTCAAACCTTTCTCCGTGTCTTTTTCTTTCGGCTATCTGAATATTCGTATAATATCCACGGTAGCCCAGATAAGTATAGTACTCCTGCAAAAGCCATACTAGCTTCTGGAGGTCTCGGAACCGAGAAAGGCGTAGAAGTATTTTCTAGCCATAGTAAACAATACTCATCTCTTAGCTCTTTCTTTTTAATTCTAGAGTATTGAAGCGTACACCAAGTACTTTTCTCGTAGATAAAAGGTCTACCCTTACTATCTATGAAAGTTTTCTGGTTCTGCTTTAATAATCCGTTAAAAGAGTCTATCTGCCGCCTCAAAGGAAACATAGCGGGGTAAGAGGTTTGTAACCTACGAATACCCAACGTGTCTCCTTTCATATTTCTATCGTCTACAACTCTTCCGTCCATGAACATAAGTCCATCGGAAAAGCTCCAATCGTCGTGGGGGAGAATATAAACAGGAAACTTTACATTCTTCACCCCTTTAAGGGTTATTACCACTATCTACTGGCCATCATATATAGACCTACGTTAGCAAAGGCATACCCAATATAAGTATATAGCATGGGCAAATTATTAAACTTATAATACTGCTCTAGGCCGACATATAAATATATGCCTCCAGTTAACGCTATTAATCCACCGCTCATTGTATCCACCCTAGATTCACCATGCCTGACGCTATAATGAAACAACAAGTAATCATATTAAATAAAACCCATATAGTGCGTACTATAGCTACTTTGTCCGCCCTCTTGTCGTCTTCAAAAGCCTTTGTACCCATGGCCTTACACCAAATCTTCCACATATCAGAGATATAGCTTTTCATACTTGCCCATCGAATAATCACCGCCAATCTCGAAGTCACAGCCCACAGGTGCACCCGGTATAAATATACCCCTATCTTGTTGAATGTATTTTTGAAGTTGCTCACAGTAATCCTCTATCTCATCATCTGGAACCTCTGCTAGAATACTATCGTGTACTAGAGCAAAGATTCTGCTTTTCATTTTCTTGGCTTTGATATGTTCGTTCATATCAATACCGCCCATTAAATTAATATCAGAAGCAGCAGACTGCACCAGAAAGTTAAGACCAGAACGAACGCTACTACTCGCGATACTGTTATCTGTTGAGGCGACATTTGGTAATCTCCGTTTGCGACCGAAATAACTATAGATAAACCCATTTTTCTTAATGAAGTCCTCGTTATTGTCAATCCATGCTTTTAATTGATGAAACTCATTGAAGTAATCGCTAATAACTTCTTGGGCTTCTTGTTTACTAAAGTATTTACCTGAATCTTTGGTAACTTGTTCACTGATTTTTGCAGGCCCAGCACCATACATAATGCCGAAGGTTACTGCTTTAGCTGCTTGGCGTTTATCGCCATATAGATCTGCTACTTCATCTACTGCACAAGGTAATCTAAATACTTTGTGTGCAATGGTTGAGTGAAAGTTACCACCACTACGGAATACGTCCATAAGAGCTTTATCTTTTGCTAGTACTGCTGCTACATACACTTCTGCTGTTGTTAAATCCATTGCGACTATTTGGTGTCCTGGAGCAGCTTTGATACAACCTTTAACAGTAGGGTTGTCACGAGGCAGCTGCTGCATATTAAGTTTACCACTACTAGATAAACGACCTGATGTTGTAGTGTGTAAGTTAAATCCAGTACGTAATCTACTATCACGGTCAAGCTGTGGTATGATCTTATCAAGGTACGTGTTCTTGATCTTACCTTTCTGTCGAATGTCAATAATAAGTGCAGGTACTTCAGACTTTTGAGACAGCTCAGTTAGTACTTCTACATCGGTACTGTTTGCTCCTGTGCCGGTCTTCTTGCCTGTAGGCTGTAGACCGATAAAATCGAATAAAAGTGCTCGTAATTGCATCGTACTGTTAGGATTGAACTCTTTACCCTGAATTTTCTCGAATTCTGCAATCTTAGGGTTTTTGTACAACCCCGCTACGGCTTTATCAATGTCTACTTGCATAATACCTTGAGAGGCTGCTAGACGCTCTTGGTCAAACGGCACACCATTATCTTGTACATCTGTTAAGAAGCGGCAGCCAGGAATAAGTATATTCTCGTATACAGACTTGAGTTTAACATTGCCTAGTATTTTAACAAACTTTTCGTATAAAAGGAATGTACATACAGCATCTAGTGAGGCATATGTATACATAGTATCAAACGGAATCAAATCCCAAGTGAAGTCTTTCTTCAATATGCCAGTTTGCTTTCTGTAGTTATCCATCCAGTCATACATTGGCTTCTCATAGTCGCCATACTTAGTGTACTTTAGAGATAGCTCTTTTAGACCATGACGTGAGTTCTCATCAATGATGTAGTGTAACAGCATTGTGTCTTCAAAACGTGGGAACTTGAAATTGAAATGGTACTCAAAGAATGCAATATCGAACTTAGCATTGTGAAAGATAACTCTCTTCTTTGTGAATAGCTCCTGCAGCAACTCCTCAGATTTCTCGTCTAAGCAAGTGGTGTCTATGTATACACCTTCATCTGGTCGGTAAGATAGGGATAAGCCTAGAATATGACCATCTCTAGGGTATAGGCCAGTGGTCTCGGAATCTAGTGCTACGTAATCTAAGTCCCAGTCTATGGCTTTCTGGAAGTAATCATTAGCTTCGTCCGTATCTTGAATACCGCGAGCTACAGTCTCATCAATTACTACTTCTTGTACTTCTCCGTTGATATATGCAATGATACTATCTCTAGAAGAATCCCACGTGCTACGAGCTTCTGGTTTGAAAGCGAGCATGGCAGGATTAATTACAGGCAAGAACTTATCCTCTATGCATTTGCCAGAGTATTCGGTAACTGAATTAATTTTGGTAAAGTACTTTAATGCGTCAGATCCGACTAAAATGATCCAGTCATAAGCATCGATATCAATCTCAATATCGCAGTCCTTCTTTAAGACTTTCTTTAGTGTTGGGTCTGAGCATAGCTGATACTGGTCGAATTCAAAGGCGTTATCGAACTCTTGTTTGAAGCGTGTTCTACTTGGTTTAGTTTCTACTAATGCAACTTTAGGCATATAATTTTTCTCTTAGTTTACGTACTCGTTGTTCGGTTAATGCGCCAGGGTCGGTATTGTTTAAGTGAATGTTTCTACACACCAACTCTACCTGCTCACACATTTCTTTAACTTTAGATGCTGCTTGCTGTCCGGCATCGTCGCCGTCAAAGAAAATGTCTACACTGTCTATCCCTTGTATTTTTAGCATGGATAGCTTATCTGTATTTATATTCTTTGTTCCAAAACAGCAAACAGCATTATCTAAACCTTTATCGTGCAAATTAATCATATCGTATATACCTTCTACTAATATGATTGAACCTTGTATTGGTTTTACTACAGGAAATAATGGCATCCTTGCCCCCGCTGGAGTGATCATGTATTTCGGAATTCCTTGAGCCGTATGTCTACCGTTAAAGGCTACTATTCTGCCTGACATATCTCGTACAGGAAAAACGATTCGACCAACGTGATCTTTGTCTACACTGTTGAAGGCTTCAAATCGTTTGTAGGTTTCCGGTTTTATATCTCTCCAGTTTCCAATATAAGGTACCGCACTTTTGGGAAAAGACAAACCAATGCTCTCAGCGCGTTTTTCGTTTATACGCTTCTTTAAGAGTTCACGCTTTAATTGCAGTTGATTTGCCTTTTCCCCAAAATGCGTAAATAGATTACCTTTGTACTCACAACTAAAACATTGGAATACTCCAGTAATCTGATCTACCCGCATACTAGGGTTTCTATCGGGATGCTCAGGATTTATACACTTGACCAAGAAGTCTTGGCCTTTATATACATACTCTACTTTCTTGCTTTCTAGTAAATCCTGAACATTCATATTAGTAGTCTACGTTTCTTCTGGTTAATTCGTTGCGTATTTTTTGTTGTACTTTTGGTACTGCTCTCGCTAATTCTTTTACTAGCTCTGTTGTAGAGGTAGTTTTCATATAGAAATGTTGAACAGTGAATTTCTTACTTTTACGGTCTAACAATACTTTTTGCGAAGGTTTGAACTTAATTGGCATTTTACTTTCCTATATGTTTTATGTTGTCTAGTGGGATTACTTGGTACGCACCTTTATTGTAGGCAGGAGCCAAAGTATATTGTTTAGATACTTCTTTTTTATAGCTAGTGTCATTGTTACTTGCAACACCCATCATAGGCTGAGAAGGCACATATGCAGTCTCCCTACGGTAAGGTTCGGGCTTGGAGAAGGTTCTAGCAATAGGCTGTGTCTTTTTGACTTTTCTATGCGTCTTTCTTTTGCGTCCACAAGGCGTGTAATTAATACTTCCGCTTACTATCATGAATATACTCCTCTCATTTAAGAAAGATATTATATCAAATTATAAAGCAAATGTCAAGAACTATTTTGTTAGATGTCGTCTATGGGCTCGTCTGAACGATTTTCAGCATCCGCTTTCTCGTTAGGCGTAAGAGTAGCCTCAGGACCTATCTTCAAGGTCTCCCAGCACATTTTAGACGAAAAGGACTTCATGGATGCGGAGCGCATCTTCACACAGTTCAATGTCATACAGTTATCTTCCTGTTCCCAAGTTTCTATCGAATACGCAGCATCTGCCGCATCTAGGATACCTTTTGCAAAACGGGCTTCGCCACTTGCATCAGTTTGGTAAGGTGAGAATACTGGTATTTCAAATTCTTGTGCCATAGCTTTCAAGGCTTTACTAACTTCGATTTGCTCCGTCCAATCATATTGACCGCCACGTGAGGGTAGATTGGAACGCTTTACTTGGTTGATATAATCGACAATTACCACACCTACATCTAGAGTTTTAACCTTCTTATCAAGTTCTGCTCTGATCTTAGATAGTGTTAGAGAGGGATCATAAACTACATCCAGCTGTTGAGTCGGGAGGAGCTCACAGGTGGTAGTAAGTTCATGATGAAACCTATCAAAATCACGATTTTCTCTATACTCTTTCAAACGTTCCTGTCCTTTCTCAAAACGAGCTGCCCACCATGAAGCTACTTTCTCCCACTCAGGCATACTAAGATTCTTAGTACGTAAGCGAGCAAAAGGTATCTCCGTAGCGATAGCGCAGCATCTTTGCAGAATAGATCTGCTATCCATCTCAATAGTGAAATAAATAGCAGTCTTTCCTGATTTGAATACGTTATTCGCGACATTAGAACAGATAATGGACTTACCTGCCCCTCGTTTACCACCCACTAGGATTAGATCCCGTGGAGAGAACTTGATCTCATGATCATATTCCTCATTAAGGCCGAGAGGTAGATAATTACCAATATCTTCATCATCTTCAAACAAGGTAATACGTTGCATACTATCTTGTGGTCGTTCTAGGTCTACTTTATTTTCGACATCTAGTACGATCTGATGGAGATGACTTACTGATTCTTCTGCATCTTCAAAAGCTACAGAATTCTCAACATAGTCCTCAAGTGAGTTCAAGATCTCTTTTTGGGCGTACTCATTCTTGAGATACTCCAAAAGCATGAAGGCATCTGCATCCACCTCAACGGCTTCAATTGCATACAACTTCTCTCGAACCCCGCTATCGCGGATTTCAAACTTGAGGTCGTCAAATGTAGGCATTTTGTGATATTTTTCACAATGATGATCTATGATTCCATACAGAGAATGATACTCCGTTGGTAGATAATTCTTGCGACAGCTAGTCCAGGTCTCGAAGTCCTGTAGCTCAAGCACTTGCTTTATAAGAGCACTAGCAATATTCAATCAAAATTCTCCCGATTTGACATTCTAAAAAAGCCCCTGGAACTGGCCCAGAGGCTTATAGTTTAACAACTACTTATTAAGCAGATGCTTTTTCTTTCTTTGAAGCGCCATCGTAGTCAGAAGCGACCAAGCCACGGCGAGTAAGCATAGTTTTAACACCACGTGCAGTTTTACCAATCGCATCAGCGATTTGCTCAACAGTCATACCGTCGATGTCATTAAGGTCTGCAAAAGGATCTGCTTTCGTAGAACCTTTAGTTTCTTTTTGCTTAGGAATTGCAGTAATCAATTCAGCACGTAATAGGCTAAGAGCTTTACCACGAACACTGTTTACAGATTTGCCTAAGGCTTCTGCGATTTCTTCAACGAAAGAGCCACCATTTACTAGCTCAACGAAAGTTACTTCTTCCGCGTCAGTGTAAGTCTTAACAGACTCAACTTTAGGAGCAGGCTTAACGTGACCAGTCAATTCCATTGACAAGATCTTGCCTTGGATTGATTTAGGTGAGTACGCGCCATTTTCGAAATGACCCGCGATATCAGCGTAAGTGTATTCACCGCTGTTATCTGTAACAAAAGAGGCTAAAGTAGCTTCTTGAGCTTCTGAGAACGCACGAGTGGCTGATGCAGAAGCTAGTTCTACGTCGAAACCCATCTTGCGAAGTTTGCTAGAAACTGAGCGTGGGCTAGTCTCTAACTGATCTGCTGCTTCTGCAACAGTAGATTGTGATACAGGTGACTCGTCACCGATGAATGCTGTTAATTGAGCTGTACGCTCGTCTGTCCACTTAGGAAGTGCCATTTTTAATTCTCCAAGAATTGTTGTAGGTTAGTTATAATTTGTACGCCAGCGTCTCTGGCTTTTTGTGTTTTTTGAGACTCTATACCACTCTCATTAACTAGAATGGTAACGTCTCTTGTCAAAGAAGCCTTAATCGCGTAACCGTTCTGTTGTAGTATCTCTGAGGCTTCAGCTTTTGTTTTATAAGATTTTAACTTGCCTGAGATACATACTACGCCTTTCTGGGCTAGTACGACTTGTGGTTTCTCGAACTTGAAAGAGAACGGATGATCTAGTAGCGCAATGCCATTCTCACTCAGGTATGAAAGTAAGTTATCTGTTGCCTTTGGGCCTAAGCCTGCCGACTCACAGGTATCTGCATTAATATCGTGTATTGTATCGCACACAGTTGCTAATTTTTTAGCTGCTGTGTTGCCGATCAAGGGAATACTAAGTGCAGGAATAACTACATTCATAGGCACATTCTTAGATACTTGTAACTCAGCGAAAAGCTTTGCACCAATCTTCTCAGATTCTAGGAGAGACACCAAGTCATCTTTAGTCAGCAAGTACAACTCTTGTGAAGTTGTGACCCCTAATTTCTCGATAGCTTTTGGTCCAAGCCCTTTGATCTTGAGGGTCTTTGCAAAGTGTTCTAGCTTTTTGTGAAGTTTTGTACCGCAGGATGTGTTTTTGCAAAACAAAAGATTATTTATGACTACGATCAGCGAGCTACACGAAGGGCAGCTTGTCGGTGGTTCAATGTATGTCATATATGATTCCTTAATTTTGAAAAGATATTATATCGTAAGTTTAAGGTAAAGTCAAGAGTTATTTTTTTGTGTGTCATACGCGTCTGACGACTCTGGGGATGATCTCCCCTGAGCGAATAATTTCTACGTCACATCCAATCTCTAAGTCTAACTCTCTGATGTAATCTATATTGTGAAGAGTGGCTCTCGATACAGTAGCATCTCCTACCAATACTGGCTCTAGTATTGCAACTGGACTAATAATACCTGACTTACCTACTTGCCAGACAACATCTAATAGTTTTGTAACTACACCTACCTGCTCTTCCTTGAGAGCAAACGCTCCACGAGGATGCTTAGAAGTATATCCCATAGCACTAAAGTCATAGTTATCATTGATACGGTAGACAATACCATCTTGCGGAAAGCCTGCCGTCATATGAGTATGTACAGTGTTGAAGCCTTGAAGGGCTAACCGATCCATATCTTCTGTCCAGGTTGATAAACCGTTATCACACTGCAGCCCGTAGGCGTAAAAGTAAGTAGCCCTGCTATCAAACTCTTTGGTACACTTGAGGTTCAGTGACCCCGCAGCGTAGTTACGAGAGTTTTCAATATTATCAGGAGCTACTAGCTCGCCAGTGATCTGTACTACGCCACTTTCTGGTATTTGTGCAGGTACTCGCAGAGCCATTTTATCTGTAACATCTCTACCAAAGATACCATCGCCACGCGTAAGAGCTTGAGTAAACTCTCCGTTAATGTAAACTAGAGACACAGCAGCACCGTCAAGCTTAGGAGAAGCCACAACGTCTTTACCTAGTACATGAAAGGGCGGGTTCAATATATCGAAACATTTCTGCAAAGAATACATCTGGAACAAATGACGAACGCCATCTGTAGGAGTATAACCAACATCATCATAGTTAAAAACACGAGACAAGAAGTCCCACTCACCGTCACTGATGATAGGATTACCTTCGAAATAAGCGTGTGCTGCTTTGTCTAAGAACTTCTTCATTACTTGCCTCTTTCATTAATTTAGATAAGTATTATACTTAAAAAATAAGGAAAAGTCAAGAACTATTTATACATATCTTCTAGCAAATCACCAAAGTATTCCATGATAACTTCCTTTGATTCGGCTAGGGATAGTATCTCGGTAAGCCCTATGAAGAGCTCCCTAGAGTTTATGAAGTCTATAGGCATAGTTATTCCTTCTTTGGAAGGCTGCCATTCCTCTTCAAAGTCCATATAGTATTTTCTTAAACTAAGGTATTCTATTCCACGAAAGGTACTTACGGTTAACCTGACTTGTGTTTGCTTAATAGCGTCAAGGTGTATGATTCTCTCATACATTTCAGGTGCTTCATGGAGTTCCATACTACGTCTCGTTTTTAAGTATCGCTGATAGGGGTACTACGGTGGTTACGCTTCCTGGTTTAAGAAGTCGATATGAATCAGTATCCCAACAAAAGAATAGTAGACTACTATCGGTCTCCTTCGCTCTGTTCTTCTTACCTTGTATATAAGGGGTGGAGAAGTCTAGAGTACATACATTATATTTTAACTTATTTGAGTTTTCACTTCTATAAGTAATTACTGCGTCACCATATTCGGTGACTTTATCCTTTAATTCTTGCTTTTTCACTTGAGCTCCTTTGGTAGCATTGGGCAACAATAATTACTATGTGCATACTCTTAGGTCGTTTGTGAGGGCAAAGAAAAAGCCGGAGAGACAATACTCCCCAGCAATTTCAATTAAGTAAACTACTTAGTCGGCATTCGCTGTTAATACTTTTGTGAAGTACTGAGCGGCTTTACCAGTCAATTTACTTACTACATCTTCGTCAACTTCCTGTCCGGCATCAGTGATGGCGGCAGTAAGAGCGTCTTGAGCAGCTTGTTTAGAGACACGAGTGCCTCCAGTAGAAGCGCCACCAGATGCTTTTGCAGCAGGAGTTTTCTTAACATAGACACCAGCTTTAGTAAGAATCATACGGACACCATTAGGCGACTCACCAAGATCATCGGCGATTTCTTTTACGATTTCCATGCTAGTTTCTGGGGTGGGGTTGGCAGCTTCGTATAACTCTACTGCTTCAGCTTTAGATTCATCAGTCCAAGGCATTTTTCTGTTCCTTTTGTTTGGGTTATTGTAGCCTGGGCAAGTACCCAGACGGTTAAGTTGTTGGTTGTAAAATCGGTCTCCCAATTTTTATTTCCTTTCTCAAATTTTGAAATGATATTATAGAGTATTTTAAACGTAATTGTCAAGAACTTTTTTTAAATTGCTTCAAGCTTAATACCATGTTCTTTAAGATGTTCTAGCTTGCCTAGATCATAGGCTAAAGAATAAGCATAATAACCACCGTCAATATTAAAGTCATTCTCTGTTTGTTCTTTGACGTAGATGGAGTAAACCTTTGAGCCATACTTACTTTCATAGTCACACTCTCCCAGACCTTTGTGGCTTGCTATATGCCTAGGAGTCTGCTCTTCTTGTACTTCTACGATTGAATGGTATTTTGCTGACCATGCAAGCTCACCTTTCTCAAAAGTATCAGCTACACAATTCTCTGGCAAATATGCTACCTCTGCTCTCTCCTCTACACTGGAGGGCTTTGTAGGTACGCCCAGCTTATCTAAGATGGTTTTTACAAACCCCGCAGAGCGGTAAAGACCTTTTGCAATGTTAGTAACATTCTCACCTTTGAGGTACAACATAGTAGCCTCTTTAATCTCATAAGGGGCTGCGGCTTTACCTCTGTTCATACTCTTACGTTTTTCTTTGTACGCTAGGTTCTCTGCATGGTCGTTTAGTATTTTTGCTAAGCGAGTAGTGTTATACGAGATAGCTAGTATAGCGCAGGCTTCTTTCTTTGTTATGGGTTTATCTGCAGCAAGCAGGTCAGCAACATGTTGTATATTGCTAGTAGATAGCTTTTCGTGCTCTTTCTTTTTAATCCTAGGCATCTTCTTTTTCCTCTACCGTTGCTACAAAGTGTTCATCGGGATGTCCGATGTGTATAATCTCTTTTCCTTCAATCATCGTACCTGGATATTCATCACGACACGAAATATAAGGGCCACCACTTGGATCAAACATACCTAAGTCTTGCATATCTATTTTAGACTGACCTAATTTTCCTCCGCAACGACAGTATTTCATATTATCACCGCTCATATGGAACTTATATTGATTTGTGGCAATCTTTTCCCAGTGCCATTCGTCTCCATATCTATTCTTCATTGTCTTTCCTCTTTAACGTAGTACTCATCCATCATCATGTATGATGCCGGCATCCCAATCCCCATCACCGAATGGTTCAGGTGCGTGTGCATCTTTAACGTAGTAATCCTCCCAATCGCCAAATATTTGAGGTGCTTGCTCTTTGGCTAGATCCATATAGTAGTTACCTGGATAATGTTTTAGGCATCGAGAGGCTTCCTCTCTTACTTTTTTGGGGGCGCTCTCATCACGCAGTAACTCAAGTAAAAACTCTCTAGTTCTGTTTACGGCACGTCGTCTTTCTTCAGGCATTGTCATCTTTTTCTTTCTCCTCTGTTTTATTTCATTCCCATCTATCCAACTCCTAGCAGCTACATAGAATTCATCATTTGTCCAATCAAGCTCAGGTTTCTTATCTTTAGGATCTGTCATAATAAATTTCTCCAATCTGTGTCTTCAGGCATCATCTCCACTTTGTCGCCAAAGCGTGATACTATATCATTGTAGATTCCTGATGTACCCATTCCTAGTCCGTATGTGCCTTTCTTACAAACATATAATGATCCACTATTACCATAGAAGTCTACTTGATCTTTTCGTTCAAATACTATGTTGATACCACTATTCAATCGCCAAGAATCACCATCAAGATAACCACCACTCCATCCTGCTAAGACTTTGTAGATGACACCAGTCTCTGCGGCTATCTTTAGTACTACCCAACTATCAGGAGTCTGCATTTTCTATACTCCACCTTATTTCTTTCCCATAATAATATTGAAAATGTTCTATTAGTTCTTCGTATGTAGCCAACTCGTAAGTTTCCAAATCATTCAACCAATCACCAAAAGCATTCCAATCTTCAGTTCTCATTGGGGCAACACTGTACTCGCTTCTACCACCCCAATGCTCAGTCTCATCTAATCCATATATATCTATGCGGCCACAAGAGTAGGACTCTAGGTAGTGTCTGTATTCCATCTTTTCGAAAATCTTACCCGAAGTTTCTCTCCACTCAAACGGAACCTTTCTATCTTCGTACCAACGAGTGGAGACTGGGCCCATCCAATTTGTGCTATAAGTTATCATCAGTCCCACAAAGCCTCATAATATTTACCAAACAACCTGAACCCATTTGTAATACGTGCCTGCTCAAGGTAAAGCCCATCCATATCTAGTTTGTAGGTATGGCCTGCAGCCTTTTCCCAAGTAACCCCAATCTCGGTACCATCTTTACCTATAACTGGAATACTGTCATAGTCCATCTCACCACTAGAGTACTTATCTTCCCAGTTGTTCAACTTAGACTCAAAGGCAAAGAGCATCTCAGACATGATCCACTCCCACTTCTCCTCGTTATTACCCTCAAAAAACAAACCTACGTCTTCGTCGTCTACTAAAGGTACTCCATGTTTTGTATCTCTAAGCTGTTTCAGCATAGGAATAACGATATGAGCTAGTGTAGTGTCCATACTCCACGTATCGTAGTTATGGATCTTCACTTTAACCTTTGGAGTAGGAGCATAATCAAACCAATCATGCAGATAGTTATGATACCATCTCCAAGTAGGGTATTTACCAATTTTAACTTTCATCTTTAGCGTCCTCTACAAAAATCTTTAGTGTTCTTTTATTATCCTGAAGTGATACTATTACGTCGGCTACATTCATATTAACGTATACTCGGCCACTTCCATCAATCAATTCTACTCTTGTTACATTTTCAACGTAGTCATTTATGTTCATTGGTCTGTGTCCTCGTCTACAAAGTTACAATAGTGTGGGCCTTCGTCAGGAGCGGAGTACCACCAGTCTTCTTCTAAAGCATTGATACAGTGAAAGGGTAGTTTATACCCATCTCCCATCATATCATCGCCACAATATTTACACTTATCCATTGGCTGTAATCCTCTTTTCATAATCTGCGTAATCCTCACTCCACCAGTCTGGTTTATCTCTACCAGTCCATGCAGCGAAGGTAGCCTTATCTAGGTGATAGTAATCACGATAAGACTGAATAGGGTTGTCGTAGTCTTTTAAGTCATCAGGCATAGCT